ATGAGCAAGGAAGTAATTTTAATTTATACAAACGAAACTACTGAAAAAGTATTTGCTGCAAATAACCTGACAGAATGGAAATTTACTTTAAAGGATGTGTTCCCAAAAGAAGATGTGCAAAGGCCGATTGAAATGTATCAGTCAAAAGACACTGTTCGATTCTTTGCCCGTGAAAGTGAAGTCATATCCAATACCTGGGTAGAGCGCGTAATGTCTAGTTTGTAAATTTCAGAATCTACGATTATATCGCACCATTTCGACCCGCGTCACTCTTGATGTCGCGGGTTTTACTCCAAATTTCATACAACAATCGATAACCGCTCGCCATAACCAATATAAATTTTTCCCTTATATATCTGATAGTTAACAATAATTTAAAATCCTATACGATGCATTGAAACTGAAAAACACTGAAATTCTTTTCAATCTTTTCAGTTTCTTATATGCACAGGATGCCCAGTTACAGCGCGGTCAGGCATATACTTTTGTAGAAAAATAAAACTGAAAAATTTTTATGATCAAAAACCCGCAGGCGGGTGCGGTGTAGTGCCGATTTTGTCGCGAAAGGTTTTATTTTGTCAGCCTGTCGAGCTACCAGCGAGACGGCATAATACAGATCTATTTCATGGTTGGTGATTCGTTAGATTGCCGCATGGAATGCACCACGGGCTTCCTGTGCTGTGTGGTTAAGACGTAAAAAAACCCGCACAGTGGCGGGTCTAATATGTATCTAAACGTTAGATTAACTACCGATGCAAGCGCCAGCAACAGCAGAAAGGATGCCAGCTACAGTTTGATTGTTTAACAACCTATCGAGAAGTCCTTTAGCCTCGGCATCTCCACTTTTTCGGATCTCATCGGCTAGTTGCTGAATGGTTATCTCTTGTTTGATCGAATTGTTATTCCCTGCTTGCAAATTGCTGGCAGTCACAGAAGCATTAAAATTAAATGTCTGACTTATGGGGTTATTTTTTGGAAGCGCATCCAAAGATCGTACATTTAGAACCGCCAGATATGGTTTCCCACCCATACCCTCACTGCTTTGAACACTCCAGTCTGCAACCTCAAAGAACCGTTCCTTACTTCCAATTTTCTGCGTAACAACTTCGCTAATATCAAAAGGACAGTCGTTTGTATCAATCAAAATTAGTAGCTCGTTGTTACTACGCTGTCCTTTATAGCTAATCCCTTTAAATTCAAATGAATCCGGGTAAAAAAAATCATCATCGTCCATATATTGTCCTCTCACAGTCAGGAAAATCCCCTCCCATAGTGGATTATTGGCGATAAAAGAAAAGTGACTTCCGCAGAAGTAAGCAGATTTTTTATCCTATGCATCAGTTAACTAGCCTATTACAGGATCATATTTATTCTTCAGCACATCAGCTGCTGTACCCGTTCCCGAAATAGCGCTGGCATTGGTTGGGGTGCCAACGCTCGGATGCGTATGCGCGGCGGTTAGTTCGGCCAGTTGCTTCACCACATCCAGTGTATCCAGCATCAGCTGTGCCACGTTGATACTTTCGCTGCCCAGCCAGATAACCGGCGCAATCAGCTCCTGACGCTGTGCGGCCACGCTACGGCGTATTGTCCCGATTTGCTCTATCAGGTCTTTGCCGGTTGTCGTCGTTTTACTGCCGGTAATATCTGTTTCAGCATTACCGCCCACGCTGGCCAGCATGTTGCCCTGCACTGCCTGGCTGTAATCTCCAGTGGCCATATGCTGGATGGTTCCGGCCAATAACTGCGCCGCCCCCAGTACCGTGGTTTTATCGTTCGCCTTCACCGTGGTTTCACGGCTGACCAACTGGCGGCGCTCTGTATCGGCAACCACTTCCCGCACCATGGATGTTTCACTGATTGTCTGGTCTGTCTTACGCACCCAGTCACCTGCCTGGGTGACACGCTGTGAGACTTCTTCTCGTTGCTGTTGCAGCTGCTCACCGGGTTTCACATCCGGCAGACTGGTACCATCCGCCACCATCTGACGTACAAAGGGCTTATCGGGTCGCCCACCCGTAAATCCGACTTCAACCAGCGTCCCTTCAGGCGGGAACTGAAACATGCCCGAATCATTCCCCGCCATCGGTACCGGCAGCGGAACAGCAGAGTAAACCGGAGTTTCTTTGTCCGGCTGGCCATCCGCATCAAGCAGTTGTACATCCACCGCATAGCGCGGGCGGAATGGGTCGGAAAAATTGCCACTGGTGACATGCTCAGTGGGTGCCATTACCCTGGCAAACTTAGGTAAATGCAGTCCGGAAGCCAGTTCAGGAAAATGGCTTTCCATCTGGCGTTGCAACGGCGTTTTTTGCAGTGCTGCACCGGTTGCTTTGTTGCGCGGCGTCCAGGTAATATTCATGTTGTCATTATGCAGATTAACTTTTGTCAGCCGCTGGCCGTTAACTTCCACGCCGGGGCGGAGACTCTGCACCATGGGAATGGCCATCGTATTTCCCCCTGCCGCGTTCTGGCCAAATTCATGGGGGATCTCAACCGGGCGACCTGCAAACAGGGCTTTTTCCGCCCCACCCACGTACACATCACCATCCGGCAGCGGGTACCAGACATAATCAGGAATACTGAATGCCCGTCCCAGATTGTCTAACAACTGGTAGCCAGTGCCGCTATGGGTGAAATGGGGGATAGGTTTATCGCTGTAGGCGACATCGGGAACGGTGATGGCCAACCCGCTGTGTTCTGTCAACCAGGTGGCCACATCCCGTAAAGTGGGATGCTGAAATGAGCATGGCCAGTTCCGTTCAAATACCCCCGCCAGCTCCCGCACAAACAGACGCTGATAGCCGTTTTCTGCCGGTTGCGAGCGTTCCACATATCCGGTGAACCAGCGTAAAAGCAAATCGGTATAACCCACATCCACGCGCACCACTTTCCCGGTGTAATCCGTATCGGTTTTGGCCGTGATAAAACCACGGCCACAGCTGTTCAACTCCAGCACCAGATTCACATCAGCCAGATGAACTTCATCTGTTGAAAGGTAAAGACGTTTAATCGGTTTCATCAATTACCCCAGCGCATCATTGACGGGTTTAAGCACCTTGCTTTCAAACCACGTCAGTTTTTCGGCATCTTCACCCGCTGGCTGACCTGCGGGATTACCGCTATTCGCTGCACCCTGCTTTCTGGCTGTTGTTTTAGCACTGGCGCGGGCTTCACGTTTTTCCTGGACGCTGACATGTTCACTCAGGGTAAACGTCACCAGCCACGACATTTTCCCATCATTTTGGGGCGCATCCAGCGTGCCGGTAAATGTGGCTTCCCGTAAATTCACGGCGCGGGCAACATCATGCGCCACACGATACGTTTGCAGTTTTCCGGCACCATCACGGGCGCTGGCCAGCTCAAATATGCGCTTGAGAATTTCCGGCTTTTTAAACGGTACTTCTCCCACCACGCGCAGTTCTTTACCCTTGATACCCTGCTCTGATTTGGTCGTGGCACTCGTCTGGCCGGACTGGTCTTTATCCTGAAACTGCATGCTGATCGTCACACGCATATTTTGCAGTGGGATGGCTTCGCCATTAAGTGCCAGTGTCGGGGTCGAATTCATGGATCATTCCTTTTACACCATCGAGATTATCGCCAACCAGCATCATGCCGACGCTGAACACGGCTGATTGCTGAGGGATGCCGTTAAGCAGCTGCTTGACGGTGGTCGCTACATCACCGCTGGCCGTAAATACCCACGCTCTGGCACTTTTTGTCTGAAGATCAGCCAGCCCGCTGGCCGCATCACTAACCAGTGCCGCATGCTGGCTGATAAATTCCGTTAGCTGGCCTTTCATACTGGCCAGACTGGAGCCAGTACTGACTGCCTTTTGTGCATCAGCCATAGCCATGGCATTCAACGCTGCGCGGGATGTTGGCACTGATAGCGGTATGGCCGCAGGTAATCCCCCCGTGCTTTTAGCCGGTAACTGCATTCTGATTGTGGCCAGTTCAGCGGCAGACTTCACCAGACGGCTAACTTGTGTAAATACGGGCGCGGGAAAAACTGCCGTCAACGCATTCAGGCTGGCCATGAAACTGTTATGGGTTAAACCGGTCACAAGGAAAACCACCACGTCAGCATTTCCCCCCACACTGGCCAGCTTGCCCGAAAGATAAGAGACAGCATTAACCGGGCTTAAATAGGCACCGTTATCCGTTTGCTGCCCCAGCCCATAAATCCACGGATGAGCCGGTACAATTGAACAATTGAGCGCGGCCAGTGAATCAGAAAAGGCCACCTTTGCTTCACGCCACATGACCCGGTACCTCCGGCCACTTAACATCAGGTGCCGTTGAAATATCTACGACTTCAAGCAGATCAATGTAATCAAGCCAGGTATTCAGCTCGTTAAACTGTTTATCGGTTAAAGTCCTGCCCAGGGCTAACTTTGTCTGCCCGACAACAATGTTTTCTTTCGCATTACTGATTAAACGGGCGCGTTTATCTTCAGCCTGTTGCTGCAATTCTTCTGGCGAATAGCTGAATGCGCGGATTTTTTTACCATCAAAAACCCAGCGTGTACCCTCGTCAAAAAACGTTACGGGAACACTGGATTTTTTAATTTCTGAAACCGATAAATTATCGGGTGCCAGCATGGAAACATCCCATGATGCGGCAACAATATTGCCCCTGTCGTCAAACATAAATTTCAGGCTGGTTTTCGAAAATTCCTTTTGCGCTTCATACCAGTCGTTCCCGTCTTCATCGGTAAAAACCAGTACCGCGATATCATCCAGTTGTTTAACCGATGAGGTGAAATTCTTCATTGTTTTCATTGTCACTAATCCTTATGAATATGAAGCCGTATACCAGACGTCATTAATGAGATATTGCAAAGGGCGGATACGTATCCAGTAATTTGAACTCCCCCTGTCAGCAAAAGAGGTCACGACGCCGCCGCCGACACGTTCGTTATTACTGCGCTCCTGATATTCACCCGACGCCCCGAAACGTATGCTCTGAACAAACCAGGAGCGCACCCATGAAGTATCGGCTTTCGCATCACGTTGCGGGATGGTGCAAAAGTTGCCATTTACCCAGGCCTGTACATCCGATACACGCCCGTTAACCCAGGGTTGGGTTGCCATCGTAAAACCGCTACTGCCGTTGGCGTAGTTAATATCCCCGCTCTGGTTATTGAACATCCACCACCCAAACGAACCATTGTCGTTTTTTGCATAGACAACGGGGTTGTTGAAAGCATTGTTGGGCGGGATGTAGAAACCAAAGGAAACACTGGTGGCATAACCCGTTCCTTTCTGGCCGTGTCCTTTAATCATCGGACACCAGGCATCACCACCAGAGGCATAAACATCAGAGGCATTAAACGGCGCGGTCTTATAATTACCCCACTCAGCCCCCCATCCACCTGCCGCCCCTTTGCCGACAAACTGCCCGGAAGAATGGTTAAAAAGTGGGTTGGCTGCCACGCCCTGCATAGAAAGCTGATTGTGCGCATTGTTATAAAGGCGGACGTTGAAGTCATCGGCATCAGAATTAAAATGGAAGTCGATAACCGATGCGCCGCCCGTCAGTTCAATACTTGATGTTTCTAAGCCGCCCCTTGCCCGAAGTGACTTGTCCAGTACAAATTTGCTGCTATCCCACCAACCAATATTCGTATTATTGGCTCGGATAAATGCGCTGCCGTCGCCGTTTGCCAGAAAACCGGTATCATCATCACCAATACAAATAGCGCGTTTGGCGTAGACGTTATTCGCAAACAGGGTGCCAGTCCCCTGCAACGTGGCATCCCCTGCCGAGTTCACATCAAATGACGGTCCTTGCCCGGCTCTCATATGAATAACTTTATCGTCAGAGGCATACACCAGCCCCATTTCCGCGCCTTTAGGATCATAAAACCAGATGTGTTTGTTGCCTGTTCCACGTACATAGATGCCGTTAGCGGCTAATTCAGTTGCACCATTAAAGGCCTTGACACCACCAGGGGAAACAAATGTCCCGCTGCCGCCAAACTGAAAATCAAGATCCCCAACGTGCATTTCAACCTGATTGGCGCCAATCGCAAATGTGCCACCGTTTACCAGAACTCGGCCTGCTGTTACGTCACCCCGTGCGGTCTGAACATCCCGTAAAGCAGCGGTTTTCAATTCCAGATTGCCACGTGCCTGAGCTTTATCTTCCACATCGGAAAGGTTATTGCCTTTTTGCAGGGCGTTAACGATGCGTGGATCATCGCCCGCTGTCACCGTTCCGGCAGTGGCACCCACATCCAGTACCGCAGCCCCTTTCAACCCCAGACTTTTGCGCGCGGCAGGAACGTCCTTCACATCCGATAAGTTTTTATCTTTACGCAGATAATCACGGCCTCCCTGCTGCTCTCCCAAACTGCCCTTTGGGCGTAAATCCGTGATCACGCCATTGGCGTCGATACTGGCCAGCGCAAAAACATAATGCGCGATCCCTGACTGCGTGTAGTTATCCAGTGCCGTGGCCAGAGTTAGTTTGATATCCGTCTGGAAAGCACTGGTTAACGTGCCGTGATAGCTCACATCTGCCCAGACTTTAATGGGTTTGGTTGTTACTGTGATATTGCTGTTAGCCGCAAGGTTTGCACGTAATCCACCGATGTATCCCACGCCCTGCGTCACAAAATACTGATTTCCGGTTTTAGCGACCAAAAAACCATCCCCAAGGAACGCACCCGGACCATAAATATCAATGTTATCCAGGCGCTGACGCTCATCAATGCCCGCCAGACGTGCCGTGAAATCAATCTGCCAGGTTTCTGCCGGTGTGGTGATCTGCGTTTCCGTCGCAGCCCCGTTGTATTCCATCAGGAATGAACGCGTCAGTACGTTACCCTGCTGACCAGATGCATTTTTATATTTGGTCTGAAGTGGCGCATGGATGACCATAGCCAGTGTGCCGGTTGCTTTGTTGATCAGACCAATCCAGTTAAAGGAGAAGTCGCCCACATCGCTACCCAGCGTTACCGAATAGACCACCGCGTTTTCATTCACCAGGCCAGTCATACCTACCGCCTGACGATGCACAATCTGGCCAGCCGGTGGCAACGTTTCGTTGCGGTCAATGGGCAATGAGGGATCAAGCCCTGGCACATTGGCCAGCACAAATTCATCCAGAACAACCGGCTGACTGTTAGCACCCTGCTGCGCTTTCCATCGTTCAAATGCCAGGGTAATGGCGGTCTGTGACATGGTTAATTCTCCAGTTTCGCGCCATAGGTGGCGCTGTCGTTATTGGTGCCGGTAGCCTCAAGGCGTGCCGGATAGCAGATGTATTCCCCGTCAAACCAGCCCGCACGGATAAACAGATCGCTGGTCGTGATAACTTCAAAGCGGTAACGGCGGCAGGTGCGCCCGTACTGGCGGATAATCTCCAGCATCAGTTCCGGGTTATCTGACAGCTGGCTATCCGTCACCCTGACGGTTATCACATCCCAGTCGATGCCTTTCTGGCGTTCCAGCAACTCCACATACCCAATTCCGAGCCGCTGAAAAATACTGATAAAACCGGCCACACTCCCGGCATCACTGGCATTAATAAACGCATACGCCACGCGCTTTCTGAACAGGGTCAGCGGTTCGCCATTAAAGCGAGTGATATCGCGGTCATACGCAATCAGGTTGAGCAAGGATTCCGAGCAGGTCAGTGGATCAAACTGCTTCAGTGGCCATGTGATCCACTCATAAGCCTGAAACCAGAACACCTGCGACGCCTTCAGTAATTTCCCCGGCTCGCCTTTATTCATCCAGAAAGGTAATGCCAGCGAGGCCATCTTTTTCATAAAATCATTCATGTTTCAGGCTCACTGTTAGCGCGTCCAGGCGCGGCACATTCAGTTCACTGACGATATCGCCCAGGGAAAAATGCAGGGAATCGATCACCGCAAACTGACGATGCACCTCACGCCCCAGATTCGAAACGGAAAAGCGCGAGTATGGCCATGTCTTTTTTACGTTGAAATTGCTGTTTTCCCTGAAGGCACAGCGGATCAGATTTTCCACGCCAGCCACCAACCTTGCCTGTTCCTCGTCCGTCATGTTGTCCGGATTCATCACAAACACGTCCACTGCAAGGGTGTGCCGGGTTTCTGGCATCGAAAAACATTGCATATCATCCCCATGGCCATGATGACCTTGCGTGTTGATGTAATGATTTACGGCTTCAATAAACGGCTCAGACGTCACACCACTGTCCAGCAACAAATACGCATTGGCCGTACCAGGTCCACGCGGTGCATCATGCAAAAAGAAAATACGCTCGACACTCAACCCGACAACTCCGGCAATCATGGAGCGGTAAACCGCATCGGTGTGGTAGTTACCCACCAGATTGAACTGATTGCGGCAGCGTTCGCGTAATTCGTCGTCGCTTTCTTCATCGGCTCCCGGCACGGTCAGCCAGTCTTCTTCACTGGCCACATGGCTAATCCCCGTCACTGCAACCGGCAAAATACGGTAATACCCCGGCGCAAGGTTGTATGCTCCACCGGCACCCGTAGCTTTAACGGGCAGCAGGGCATCCGCTGTTCCTGCGGGAATGGTGATGTCTCCCACCGTGACCAGTTCGTAGACTGTGCCGTTAATCCGTTCCGTCTGGATCACTGTCCCGGCGTTCACCGTGACCACAGCCCTGGCATCTTCTTTAAAAAAACGTATCACCCCTTCGGCGGCACTGGCGGGTTTAGCCGTCAGATTCACCGCCCACGCCAACAGTCTCAGCATCTGGCCACTGGCTGTGGCCACAAACATATTGGCCAGCACAGTGGAAACAAGGGCGTCTTTCAGCCACATCACCGGCGCGGTAACAATCGCAGTAATGAGCCGCCAGAACGGTGACATACGGGATGTATTGGTGATCAGCCCTTCCGCTTTGACGATGGCGTTAAATCGGGTACGCACTTCTTCTTCCGTCGTGGGCATCCCGCTTTCTTTCACCACTTCTTCAAAATCAATCTGCGGCTTTTCCGTCATAGCATCACCCCCGCCGAAATCACGCCAAAGGCTTCCGTTTCCGCCGTCACCCAAAGACGCGATCGACTTTCTTCTGAAACTGTCACGGTACCCGGCACAATACGTTCATCCCCTTCCACCAGTAATTCCAGGCGGGTGAAAATATCTGCGCGTAATGTCGGGCTGCGCTCAGCAATTAATTCTGTGGCAAGCCCGCTTTCTAATATTGCGTGAACGATATCCTGCCCAATACTTTGTCGGTTATTGCACAGTTCTGGCTCCTGCCCGGTGTTCAGTAAAAAATCATCATTCTGAATCAGCAGGTCTATATAAAATACTTCACTCATCCATTCAGCTCCTGCCATTCCATTAATTGCCCGGGCGTTAATGTTTCTTTCGGGTAAATATTTACCGTGTCGATTTTTTTGCTGTTATCAGTCACTGAACGGCTGTTGCTGTTTATGGTTTTACTTATGCCACCCTTATCAATGTTTTTAATTTTGTCACCCGTCGATAATGTATTTTGCATAACGACGGGAGAAGGTGGCGATGGTAAGACCGTGTTGTTAATAACAGGCACTGGCGCACCTGCAATTTTGTTATTTATTACAGGAGGTGGAACCCCGCCCAGATTAATTTCCGGAACAGTCGCATTTTGTGCCACCGGTTTACCTGCAACACCGATAACGGGTGAAGTCGGGATACCTTCGGGCAATGGTCTACTGGCCACCTGCTCTACGGTGTTATTTCCTGCCAGCGAAATATCCACCCCTGGAATGTTATTCAGCTTCCCTACAATCCAGTTCCATGATTTAAGAAAGCCACCTTTAATAGTCTCCCAGACGTTATCAAACAGGGTGATAATCCCCGTGGCCATGCCAGCCAGCGCGTCAGAAGGTGAAAAGCCCGTCAGCACCTGAACAAAGCTGTTCCAGCCATCAGTGATAAATTGCCAGGCTGAAGCAAACACTCCGGCCAGCCACTGCACCACACCGGCAACACCCTTAAAAACTGCGGTATCCATCGCCGCCGCTTTGACAGCATCCCAGTGTTTCACCAGTAAATAGCAACCGACTACCAGCGCCGCAATCGCTCCAATAATCAGCAGTACCGGCCAGCTCAGCAGGTTGATACTGATACCTGCAAGCATGGCTGCCATGCGCACGGCCAGTAAGACACCGCGCAGCGTTTTCAGCACAACATTCCAGGCAATTACTGCTTTTTGTGCCAGCCAGATAACCAGGGTATAAGACTTAACGACGGTAACCAGGGCTTTCCAAATGCCCGTAAGCCCCATCATGATGAAAGAAGAAACTCCCATCACAATATTGACTGTCGCCCCCACAGCGGCGAATCCCAGTAAAGCCAGCGTGGCATACCCCACCACGCGGGCAATGTTGGGAAACATCTGCATCCAGCGGGCAAAGGTCTGTCCGATATCGGCCAGACGGTTTAGCAACGGATAAAGAACTGGGATCAGCGTCAAACCAATGACGGTCTGAATGGCCTTGAGGATTTCCACAAAACGATCCCAGGGCTTGACCATCTTTGCTGCCATTTCCTGTGTACGTTTCAGTCCATCAGAACCACCCAGTTCAGTAATATTGCGCTGAAGTAATCCCACGTTGCCATACAGCTGCTTGACCACGGCAGAACTGTCACCAAATGCGGCATCCAGCTCCGCCTGTGCTTTCAGGTTTCCTTCCAGGCTTTTGCCATATTTACCCTGAAGTTTGATCAGCATCTCCGGCATGGAAAGCATTTTCCCGGTGGAATCGGTAAATGACATTCCCAGCTTTTCCGCGCCCTCAATCGCGCCGGTCATAAAGCCTTCATAGGCGCTGCTCGCTTCCGTCCCCAGGGTGCGCTGAAGCTGCCCCAGCACCGCCAGCTGTTCATCCAGCCCGATACCGTAGTTAGAACCCACACCGCGAGCACCTTCCATCAGGTCTTTGATAGTGGCCATTTCCGTGCCAAACGTCTGGCGCATGTAAGCCATTTTCCCGGCCAGTTGCTCAGCAAAAGGCACTTTGCCCAGCGCATCCGCTTCACGCCTGAAATTACCGAACATCTGCCCCATAAATTCACTGGCTTCTGCTGCGGTGGATTTCATGGCAAACGCCAGTGTATTGGCGACTGTCGTGACCTTTGGCAGCTCATCACGACTCAGCCCGGCAATGGAGGCGTTAATGTCTTTGGTTGAATTAACAAACTCCACGGCACTGGCACCGTATGTGGTACTGAAGCGTAGTGCGTCACGTTGTACAGATTCTAACGCTGTGTTATCGATTCCCCGCGCTGACGCCTCACTCAGCGCGTCATACATTTCAATAGCCGGTGACAACGCCCCTTTTACCGTCTGGCCAACACCCCACAATGCCAGCGCACCACCACCCATCCGGGTAAAGGCTTCTTTTGAGGCATCAGCAAAACCCGTCACGCTGCCCTGCGCCTGTTTTAACGGGCGGGTCAGTTTGTCGATAAGGCTTAATGTAAATTCAAGCTGTTTCATTCAGCGCCTTTAAATGCTGTGCCAATACCGCTGGCAATGGCCACACGCATATATTCCCAGAAACGATTATCCAGCCAGACGGCAGCGGCAATATCATCCGTATTATCTTCACCACGGGGTAAATAATGACGACGTAGAATTAAATATTGCTCAAGGGCGTTGTTATCAATTGCGCGAACCCGCGCCGTTAGTTTTTTACTTCAATTTCCAGATCAGGTGCATAAATTTCATTGACCTTACCGGCCAACTGAATGGCAGCACCCGGACGGGTTAATACTTCCGTCAGTGCTTCTTTGGTTTCTGCCGTCACAATACGCATCAGATAATTGTGCGCAGGGGCAACTTTGTTATCCATGGCCATTTCGTTAATAAATTTATTATATGCCGACTGATTAGGCTCAAAACAAATATCAGCACCTGCAACAGATAATTTAATCTTTTCCATTTAATAAACTCTCTCTTAAATTAATTTCATCAACCAGCTGGTTATGCCGTGCAGCACACTGGCCATAAATATCTAAATAAATAATTAACAGGTCTGCCGCACTACTTCCCTGATTGCCCGTCAGGCGTGGCAGTTGCACGGGGCATTTTGTTTTCAGGTTTTCCTGATAACGCACGTTCGACTTTGGCGGCGGCATCGTTGTACATGCTGACAAACTCAGCAGACAGACAAACATTGGTAAAGACCGGTTTAACCAGCTCCGTGCGGATTTCCCGTGGTGGCGCGTTACGGATCTCATCCAGTTTTCCTTCCAGTTCTCTTGCTGACTGACTGGCGGCGGCCTCCAGTTTTTTGCCGGTGGCAGTGGCACTTTTTTCAATCACCAGCTCCAGGCTGTCCCGCTGCCAGATAGCGACTTTCCAGCCTGCCAGAAAGGCCAGCACAAGCGCCGCTATTGCCAGCACGGTGGCGCGATTCATCAGCGCACCCCGTTATGTTCCAGGCTGAAATGATTGCCGTCCGGGTTGGTTTTAAAGCGCCCACCCCAACTGCCACCCAGGGATTCCCAGTATTCACCCAGCGGCAGATAATCTTCCGTGCGGGTTTTGTACTGGCCATTAACAAACAGATTAAAATCCACGGCCAGACGCTGGGTGTGAAGGCTGTTTGAAATGCCGCTGCCCTTCTTCGCATTCAGCGCTGCCTGTTCCGGGGTGCGGTAAACCTCACCGAATGTCAGACGCAAACCACGTTCATCAGCCCATAAAATCAGCTGTGCAATTTTCACAGCAAGCAGTTGCTGCTTTTCGCTCAGTGTCATGGTGTTTCGCTCCCGTTACTTTTCCCGGCTGCGTGGCGACGCAACCACATTTCAACCGCCTAATAACCGGCAATGCCCAGCGCAGCCCCCACGCCATTAATGGCTACCGGGGAAATATCAGGGAACTGAATCAATAACCCACCCGCCGCCAGCGATACCGCCGATCCCAGAATCATGCGCCCGACAAACAGACGCAGCGTGATAGGCTCATTGCTGGTCAGTACCTTCCCGATGGCAATCAGCGCACCAATCACAATCAGGGTATAAAGGCTTTTTTCGTGCTCCTGCATCTGACTCCCTTACCCAACCAAGTTTGCCGTGGCTTCTGCTTCCAGATACGGAATACCGTTAATTTTTACGAACTCCGGACTGGTCACGAAGTATTTAATTTTGTGCGTGGTAATGCTGCCGCCCTTCGGTTCAACATCCAGAATGTTATTGAGTTGCAGCTTGCAGCCGAACGCCTCCACTTTCATTTCTTCATTGCCCGCTTTGGCATAGAAAAGAAAATCCTGTGGCTCCACTCCACGCCATGAACCAGCACGGCGAGCCAGACCGGTGACAATGGCCAGCGCTTTCGTGCTCAGTTCAATCTCCCCTTCAGCAGCAACGTCGCCATCAACGTGGCCATCCGGCACACCACGTGTCTGCGCGGCAGCACTGTTATCGGTGATATCCAGGCTGATTTTTTCAACGTGGATCAGCTGACCACCCATATGGGTATCAAACGACATACCCGAAATTCGTTTTGTCATGCGCTCGCCTCCAGGCTGGCATCCAGTAACAGGCTGATAGTGATTTGCAGCGGTACTTCATAGGTGCGTACCACAATGTAAATCTCCACCGCCTTTTTGCTTTTCCAGACAATCGACACATCCCCATCCTGTGGAGACTTCACCTCCCCCGGAAACGTCACGCCGTTAATGGCCGAACTCACTGACATTTCACGCAACGGCTTTGCAAACAGCTGCTCATGCGCGGCGATACTGGAAGGCGTACTGTTCAGCGAACGGTCTGCAATATGCGCAATGGCCAGCAGACGAACGCGACGAGCGGCTTTATCCGCAATACGCAGCGTTTCAATGCTCTGATAGTCACCGCCTTCCACATCCAGTGTGCGCCCATCTGACCAGTACAGACCGTCATAATCCGGGTACCACATCGGGACGCTAAAGCGTTGTGCTTCCAGAGCCTGAAGCGTTGCCAGCGAGAGCGGCACGTTCATCCCGTCCTGTGGTGTTTCGTCACTGCCCATACTGATAAGCGCCCCGGTTTTCACCCGCGCCGGACTGTCTGCAATGGTGACGGCGCGACTGCACAAGCGTCCGGCCAGCACTCCCGCTTCGTTACCCCACAAGCGCGGTACCAACTGCACCGCCTTTTCAGCAATGCCATCCTGAAGCGTGGACAAACGTGTCAGATAACCCGCCTGGCCTTCTTCATCCTGCATTCCCTGAACTGCGAGGATGAACCACACCCAGCGTCCAAAGCGGGCGATAAGATTTGCCCGAAGCGTGACGGCCTGATTAATGGTGGTCTTTGCGGTGATATCATCTGACAGCACCACCCCTTCTACCGAACAGGAAAGCTGTGCGGCCAGCACCACATCCACCCACGCATCCGGCGCACTTTCAGCCGCCAGCACATGCACAAAGCCCCACCAGTTCTGGCCAGCGTTTGCCAGGGCTGCAAGCACATCACTTTTTAACGGGCTTTCATCCTCACCCAGCAGTGCATCAAAATCACTCTGGGCATTCACGGCCAGCGTTTTGCCCACATTCACGGTACCCGTCCCGATAAACAGCACAGTGCGTTCCACTTCGTTGGTTTCGCCCAGCAACTGGTTAATCTGGTTTACTGTCACATTTGGCCAGGTCATGCCCCACCCCTTATGTCCTGTGCGTTGACGTCCCAGCCAAAGCCGATGGCCTGAAGCTGTCGCGCTAGCGCTTTATTAAAATCGTCGTCACTCATACCGAGGAACTCACGCGCCGGAAGGTCAACTGTCCAGCTTGTTTTCACCACCTTCCCGCTTAGCTTTCTGATCAATAACCCGGCCTGACTGTATGGCATGGTGTCCATCAACTGCCGGTACGTGGGCTTTTTCATCCGCTTGCCCTTGCGCACCTGATAACCCAGAGCGCGGAGTTTTTTGGCCTGTTTTAATGTGGCCATCCGCCCTGTCTGAACACTGGCGGATTTCTCGCTGCGACTTACCCGCACCCGCATGCCGTTTTGCTGTGAGTACCCCACCGTGCCAGCCGGTACCGGTTTTTCACCGTTGCGGTACCCTCCACCCTGCAAATACACCCGCACGGCCTGAATTTCTGGCATCTCGCGGATATGAAGCAACTTTGGCAGGTTGCGCAGCATCTTCCCTTTGCGCCCGGTGTTACGGGCTGCCCATGCCTGACCATCCGGGCTTTGCTGGTTTCGGACATTACGCTTTGCGGCAGCAATCAATCCGTATTTAGCCAACCGCCAGATCAGGCGCTGGCGCTTTTTCGGTGGCAAATCCAGACCTGCCAGCGTTTCACGCAGCGCGGCCAGTTGCTTTTTGTTCAGCTCCCCGCCCGCAAACATCAGTCAGCCCCTACCGGTGCACCGGTTTCATCCACGCCGTAAATCTGTGCGGTTATCGCTGTCCAGATTTCAGGCTCAACCAGTGACCAGCGTTTTCCGTTCCATGGAATTGCGCCTTTTGCATCAGGTTTAATCACCAGTTCTTCGGCCATTGGCACGGTCAAAACAATGGTGGCCGTTTCTTCCGACTCCACCGAAACATCCCAGTCCGGCTCAGCATCGGTTAACCCGATTTCGTCCAGCAACGCCCGGTCAGCATCATCCAGCCACGCCGCCAGCAACGACATCAGCAGCTGTGGCGGGCAAAGGCGGAACGGGAAGCGCTGCCAGCTCAGTAGCGCGTCATAACGAATCACCGCCTGGCGGTACTGTTCCAGCCCTAAATCTTTGGCAGCCGGAATAAACTGCATCTCATCCACGACGCTGGAAAATTCCGCCATTGCCCGCGCGGGTACGTTGTTCTTAAAAAATGCCGTCAGTGATTCAAGTTGCGTCTGGCTCATACCATTTTCACCGTTGCCCGTTTCAGCCCTTTCATGCGTCGGATCACTACCGAGGCTTCCGCCAGCAGTCCAGCGCGCGTTTCCGTGCTTTCCTGCCCCGGATGGGTTTCACGCTGTCCAATAGTGGCAAACTCACCCAGCAGATCGGCTTTTGCCCTGGCAAATACCGCTTTGGTGTACTGCGCACATAACGCGTTAAGCCCTGACATTTTTACGCCGGGTACTGCTGCCGCTGATTCATACCCTTTTGCCCGCTGCTGATACTCCACGCTTTCCAGCTCCGCATTCACTTCCGCCACGGCAACAATCAATGCCTGGGCGATGGTGTCTGCATCAATATCCGCAGGGATGGTTCGCTGGCTCTGGAAGTCCTTTAAGTTCAGATCTGGCCAGAATCCGTTGTTCTCCAGCGGCTCATCCTGAAAATCTATCGGTGTTCCGCTAAACATTTATCCCCCGAAAAAGGTGGGCTGACCGGCATCCATGGCGCATTACGCTTATGCGTTCTGCCCTCCGCCGCGCCCACCCGGCTGTCGGTAGTCGTTGTTATTCTTTGGTCAGTGCGCGAAGCCGGGCGGCAATGGTTTTGCGCACGGTACCCACGCCCACTTTTTTATAGAACCCTTCCGCACTGGCCAGCAGGGCATCGGCTTTCTGAAGTGTTTCCACATCATCCACCGCTGCGGCCACAGGTCGCCCGCTGTCGTCTCGCAGAAGCAGCAAACCGGCAAACTTGAACCATTTGGCGGTCACCTCCTCATGCAGACGCCATTTACTGGCAACATTTTCAAAGGTGCGTGAAAAATACGGCTCCACACTTTCACCCGCCTCAGCGGTACCCGTCGCCCAGTCCAGCATCGTATCCGCCACAAACGTGGGGAAATTACTGCGGAATGCCTCCGGCGTGGGTTGCTGTTGTTCAATGGCGATATCAGCCCATTCCAGCGCCTGGTCAAACTCCCCCACATCAAACAGCCACACGATGCACCAGGCTAAAATCGGGTTAGCGTGAACGTTGCCCCCCTTCAGATAATCCTCCGCAGTCGGCAGCCAGCGTGGTAGCAACACATCACGTTTAAAGGTGATACGGTCTGCCATGGTTGGCTGATTCGTTACCCGTTGCACATCGTCATTGAGCGCCCTGACCTGTACATGCAGACTGTCAGCACTGGCCACAGACAATTGCCGCTTCAGTTGCTGCTCCATCTCAACGCGCCGGTTATGACGCTGGGCGGGTGAAAGTGACATTTATCAGCCCTCTGCCGGTTCCGTGATTTTGCCGATGGTCACCGCCGCTTCGTCGATAGCGGCATACACTTCCGGCACTTCAACCGCGTAACCTTCATTGCGCAGATATTTGTTTTCGTACTGTTTACGATCTTCAACAAACTCCGCTTTACGCTGGCGGGTATTACGCTGGGTGTAGATATGCAGGTTGCTCAGTGGCGTAACCACCATGCGTTTACCTGGCATAAATGGCGGTACGATGGCCGGACGTCCTGCAATGGTATTCCCCAGCATTTGCGCGGCGATTTTTTCAGTCGGACGGTCTGCGGCCTGGTAAAGTCGGTATTGCTCAGCAGCCACCAGATCGGCACCGACCAACACCACCAGACGCGGGTCATTACGGAACTGTTGCGGAATTTTGCTGTTGATAAGGTCGGATGCCATGGCATCCAGCGAGTGATAATCACCGGCATCATCCAGGGTGATGGCATCGGTAATAATCTGCTTGCCGTCATTGAAGGTTTTCATACGGGCATGCCAGCCAATATTCACATCTTCGCCGTTCGGGTTGGCCACCGGGTCAGTGGTCGGTGCAACGGTTTTGCCATTAAAGCCAATCCGCAGCATATCCAGCGCAAATGCCTGGTTAGAAAACGCCTGTACCAGCTGGAAAAATTCCTCTTCACTGCCCGCATTAGCCCAGATAGACAGCAGATCCCAGCGCAGTGCGGCACAGGAATCCGTTTCAACCAGCTTGTAATCATTGCCGTCCACGCCAACACGACGAATAAAACGCCCGTCAGCATTACGCCCGGTGTGAAGTGCAGATGCGCCAACGGAAACAACCTGGCCACTCAGCTGGTCTACATCGGCACAGGTGATCAGGCTCAGAAATTCAACCGACTCCAGCAGCGCACCACGCAGTGATGTTTCCTGGGGATCAGTCAGTTTGAATGCGCGGGACGGGTTAGTGACGCCGTAATGCCCTGCCAGACCAGCAGAGTAAGCATCAATAAATTCCAGCGCACGGTGATTAAGTTGCATAAATTCCCCTCGCGTTAACGCGAAATAGATTAATCAGAATCAAATAAATTTCGGGCTGATACTTAATCAGAGAAACTTAAATTTTTTGTCTTTGCCGGAATTGTCTTTATTAGCAAATTTACGCGCCGGGATTTCAGTCACTTTTTTATCCAGCTTGCCAAAATTAGCCACAATGGTTCCGACGTTATCACGCAGCTTTGCAAAATCCTCGGTATCCACGACACCGGCAATGGTTTCCACATCACCTTCCACACCTGCCATTTTTGTTTCAATGGCTGAAAGGCGCGATTCAATTTCATTGACCGCATTGGCCAATACCTGCAATTTATCTTCTTCGCCTGGAACTTCTTCTGTTTCTTCTTCAGCGAATTTTTTTGGTTGAATACCAAACCAGCTCTGCCAGTCTTTTTTCATTTCCATTTCCTGTGTAATAGTTCCGGCTCGGGTAATAGTGCATCCGTAATAACCGGGTTTAACGTTTTTGCGTTTGCTAAAACGCAGTCGTGTTGTTCCCACGCTGGCCGGTGTATCCGTGACCGCCAGCCCTTCCAGATAATGCCGTCCCGTTCCACGCCAGTTTCCATTTGGCGTAAGCTCAACAGAAAAGAAAATCATTTGCCCGTAACGGTTGGCTTCCAGCAGATAAGCATTGGGACAAAGCTGGACATAAAGCCTGACCAGTCCGTCATCCCCTTCCTGATACATCGCGGTAAGGACTTCGCCAAAATTACCGTAATCCTTACAATGTTCAGGCCAGATAAGCGCACCATATAATTCGGCGTCATATAATTGAGCAGCATCAATTAACCACTGCCGTTCTAATACCCTGCCGTCTACTGTATCTCCTTCGGTAGCAACACAAAGCCATTCAGTGCGTAATTGCGACATTCATTTTCCTGATTGCTTGTTGTGTTCCAGCAAATGAATTATTGCGGAATTACTTTCGCTACGCACCCGCATTAATTCTTCTCAGTTCGGATATAACGCCTTTATCGAATAAGTACGAATTACACCCGTAAATATAAATAACTGACGCGGGCATAATAAAGGCTATGGCTAAATACTCTGAAGAACTTAAAGGCGTTGCGCGTGCTCTCTATTTACGCAGAAGCACACCAAAAGAAATCGCCGCTGATTTAAATCTGCCGAATGTGCGGATCATTTACTACTGGGCGGAAAAACACAGCTGGGCGGATTTGCTCAGCCATGAAAGTACCGAGGAGGCCATTGAACGCCGTTACCAGCTGCTTGCCGGACGTGACGGGAAAAGCGACCTTGATTTAAAAGAAATGGATTTGCTGATTGCCCACGCCACAAAATTACGTGCGCAGTCCAACAAGCACAAAGAAATGCTGGCGAAGGAAAAAGGCAGTGGCGCAGCTGCGGCGCGTGGAGAGCAGGACGACCAGCCGAAAAAGCGCAAATACCGCAAAAATGATATCGACGGGCTGACAAAAGAAGATTTTGACGCCTGGGCAGATGAGCATCTTTTCGGGTACCAGAAACACCTGCGCCTGAATCTTGCCCGACAGGTGAGAAACATCCTCAAAAGCCGCCAGATTGGGGCGACCTGGTACTTTGCTTTTGAGGCATTTGAAAATGCCGTGCTGACCGGCGATCCGCAAATATTCCTTTCCGCATCCCGCGCCCAGGCGGAGGTGTTCCGTTCTTATATCGTCAACATTGCAGAGCAGTATTTTGGCGTAACGCTTACCGGCAACCCTATCCGCTTATCAAACGGTGCGGAGTTACGTTTCTTATCGACCAACAAAAATACAGCCCAGTCCTACAGTGGCCATTTGTATTGTGACGAATATTTTTGGGTACCGAACTTTGCCCGCCTGAATGAAGTGGCCAGCGCCATGGCCACCCATGACAAATGGCGCACCACCTACTTTTCCACCCCTTCGGCCAAAACACACCAGGGCTATCCGTTCTGGACAGGCGAGGAATGGAAACAGGGAAGCAAGAAACGCGGCACCGTGAAATTCCCGGACTTTGACGAGCTGCGCGACGGCGGGCGTTTATGCCCGGATGGCCAGTGGCGTTACGTCATTACGATGGAAGATGCCATTGCCGGTGGCTTTAATCTGGCCAGCATCGACAAACTGCGCAACCGCTACAACGTTGACACATTCAACATGCTTTATATGTGCGTGTTTGTGGACAGCAAGGATTCCGTTTTCAGCTTTGCCGATCTGGAAGCCTGTGGCGTGGATGTGGAAATGTGGCAAGACCATCACCCCGGCAAAGCGCGCCCCTTTGGAAACCGACCAGTGTGGGGCGGGTTTGACCCGGCACGTTCAGGTGATTTGTCCTGCTTTGTCATCATCGCCCCACCCCAGCACGACGGCGAGAAGTTCCGCGTACTGCGGATTTTTAACTGGCAGGGGATGAATTTTCGCTGGCAAGCCAAGGAAATCAAAAAGCTGTTTGAACAGTACAACTTCACTTACCTGGGTGTTGACGTCACCGGCATTGGACAGGGTGTTTTCGACAACATCCAGCACTTTGCCCTGCGCGTGGCCGTGGCGATTCGCTATGACCGCAACACGAAAAACCAGCTGGTTTTAAAGGCTTCCGATGTGGTCGGCAGCCAGCGCATTGAATGGGATAAAGACCAGAAAGAAATTCCGGCCAGTTTTATGGCCATCAGGCATACCACCACGCAAAGCGGTAATGCCATGACCTTCGTTGCTGACCGCAGCCCTGAAACCGGCCACGCAGAAGCATTCTGGGCAATCACTCATGCCCTGCATAACGAACCGCTTAACTACGAAAATAAACCACAGTCCCGCTGGAGGCTGAAGAAAGCAGCATGAAAAAATACAACAAACGCACCGCAAAGCGCATCGACAAAGACCAGCCCGCTAAAAAAATGAGCGTATTACGGTTCGGCAAACCCGAACCCGTGCTGACCACTGGCACCGATTACCACGATATCTGGTACGACAGCAACGCAGACCATTACACCCTGCCAATTGACCGGTTAGCGCTGGCGCAGCTGATTAACCTTAACGGCCAGCATGGCGGCATTATCCATGCCCGCAAAAACATGATCACCTCTGATTACCAGCATGGCGGGCTGAATCATGACGATCTGGAAGCCGGAGTGTTTGATTTTCTGACCTTCGGTGATGTGGCCATTCTGAAAGTGCGTAACGGCTGGGGAGAAGTGGCTTCTCTTGTGCCGCTGCCTGGGCTGTACATGCGGATGCGTAAAACGGGGGAATTTGTGGTTCTACAGGATGGTGAACCCCTGGTGTACAGCCCGGACGATATCGTTTTTATCAAGATGTACGACCCGCAACAGCATATCTATGGGTTGCCGGATTACATCGGTGGGATTCATTCCGCGCTGCTCAACAGCGAAGCTGTGATTTTCCGCCGCCGCTACTACCACAACGGGGCGCACACTGGCGGGATTCTCTATACCCGTGACCCTAGCATGACGGATGAAATGGAAGAAGAAATTGAACGCAACCTGGCTGACAGCAAGGGTATCGGTAACTTCTCTACCATTCTGGTGAACATCCCGAACGGCGACCCGGAAGGCGTTAAATTTATTCAGATGGGGGATATTTCTGCCAAGGATGAATTTGCCAACATTAAGAATATCAGCGCCCAGGATGTTCTTAACGCCCACCGCTTCCCGGCAGGGCTTGCGGGCATCGTTCCGCAAAATACTGCGGGACTGGGCGACCCGGAAAAAGCCCGAAACACCTACCGCAAAGATGAAGTGTTACCCGTGCAGCGCCGCCTGATGGCCGCTATCAGTAATGACCCTGAAATCCCGGCACATTTACACCTGGTATTTGCAGCAGAAACAACGGATAAGGGTGCAGCATGAGGCGAAACAGGCTAAAATCCAGGCATGTTTTAACAGCTGGAGCATGGAATATGCGTGTTTTAAAAATAGAATGTCCGGAGTGCGGCTCTAAAGCTGTTATTCGCAAAACGAACCGCAAACACCGCCAGATTGCAGATATTTACTGCGCCTGTGCTGATGTGGAATGCGGGCATACTTTTGTTATGAATCTGACTTTTTCGCACACCCTCAGTCCAAGCGCTAAAACCGGCGATATTCTGGTACAAAAGCTACTCAGCACAATGTCACCGGAACAGCGGCAAATGGCTTTTGATTTACTGAAAACCGCCCCCGCCGCATGATTCAAAGCCACCTCTGACCGGTGGCTTGTTCATTTCTGAAACAACCCCCTGTCTAATTTCTTCAGCCATTTCAGCAATCCAAATTAATGCCACCTGGCGCTCCCTGGAGCTACTATCGTCAACGCATGCGAATTTCGCCAGTAGCTCAATTCGTTCTAATACCGCTGACTGCTCTAACAAATCCATCTTGCCTCCACCTTTAAAAGCACTGTATGCACATACAGTATATAGTGATAAATTCCTTTTAAAACAATTTTTTCCATTTTCTTGATGTTTGCATGCTGTGTTAATCCACACTTGGAGAGCATCTTAAACTGGATGCTTTATGAGCACGTAATACACATAACACACCGGGAAAGAGGCAACCATCCAACGAAGTTTTCAATAACTTTGTTTAGTTGTAGGCGACATAAAAAAGATTGTAGGATTAGGACATAACCACTTTTGAAGGAAGGATTTTTTCTTATGTTTGGTTCAAAACTTGCGACTAAGATGTGGGAAACAGCTGCGGAAAAAGGCATTGGAGGACTTTTTAAGCCTTGGCAGATGCGCCGTGAGGGGAATACTAGCATTGAGCTAAAAAGAAAAGAAATGCTTATCATTGCCCAAACAGAAAAGGATATTGAGGGCATTAAAAAAGGTGAAGTCATCGTATCTTTGACTGATATAAACAATCCTAAGTTGATATCTATGAAGGATCCCGATTCTTTTCATTTTGATGACAAAAAAGAACCTCATCTAGACATTAAATCATTAATGCTCAATGCAAATAACTACAGCATCGCAAACGAAATACAAAAAGAGATAAATGTTACAAAAGCATTATATATAGCCGAAGACATACTTTCGCTTGACCAGTCTGACCCACTAGATGATGAAATTGAAGCGGACTGGCTTATCCGTTGGAGAGACAGTGCCGCTACAACAAGTTCAGAGCATCTTCAACAGCTTTGGGGAAGGGTTCTGGCTGGTGAAATAAAATCACCGGGCCACTATTCCTTAAGAACTTTAGAATTTATTAAAAACCTGACTCAACGAGAAGCTAAAGATATTGAGAAATTATTCTCACATTCATTCATAAACTTAATAATTAAAAGTGACGGTCTCGAAAAAAGCTTTGATGATGAAGTTATAGCAAATGAACTAAACTATACTTTTCTTTCGGAGATGCAATCTCTTGGGTTAATTAGTGGCTTTGAGTCTTTAGGAGTACAGACAACCTTCATTTCAAAATCGGAAGATTTATTCATACAACATTTCATTTATAATGAAAAGGTCATGACTGTCACAAATGATAATGCACAAAAAAAGCTCGAAATTTCAGTATTTCTGTTCACGCCTCTCGCAGTCGAGTTAAGTTCATTATGCAAAATATTAATAAATTCACATTATTTGAACTTCGTAATTAAATATATTAAAGGGAAAGGATTTAAAGTTACCATTGGTGATTTAACCACGGATGAAAATGGACAGAAATTCTCATCCAATAATGTAGAGGTTTAAACCTTGTGCCCATTAACAGCTATGCTTAATGGGCAACTATATTGGTATCAAATTTCGATTAAAAAACCAGCTGAATAATCATTATTCAAGACCATCCCGGCCATTGCTCCTTCAAAGGTTCATTTTTCCTCTCGTTTAACCTCCCGTTTCTGTAAACCAGGGAGTTACCACAACCAAGCGCCAGCCCACTCCCTCGGATTAGGATGGCCAATTCACTATCAGTGGCCTCAAAACCCCTTCGATTTAGCTCCAGTGTTAACCGCCTCCGGGTTCCCTCCGTACAGTTATTGACAGAACTCCAAGGGGCGGCGTTGCCGCCAGAAAAACCAGCCTCCGCTGACGCTTCGGCCAACTTCGGCACCTTCTCCCACTTAACCAGACGAGTAACGATTTCAGAATCAGGGATCAAAGGTGAATAGATACCCTGGACGCGCTGAATATCTTCAGCGTATTCATTGCCCTGCTCTGTGATTTCATAGGCGAGGCGAACAACCAAATCTTTACGCGAGACTAGCGCCCCGCCCTGCGCTTGTGTGTATGACGCCCAGCATCCAACATCAGCTGCGGCCAGCACGGCATCCATTCGCTGATCGGCTAACCGCTGATCACCAAGACGGCGTAACTCACGCCACACCGTAACCGGAGCGCCACCGATTTGCTGAAACTGACGAATACGCCAGCGGGATGCCCAAGCAGAAACGGCCTTAGCCATATCCCGCAAGCTCTCACCTGTTTCACCGTCTTTTTCTCCATCGAGTGCATAACCGTCGATATTTTTGGAAATGTATTTAGCGATGTAGCCAGTGGCTGAACCTTTAGCGGGATCGATAGGCTCAACGTGAAAACGCGCCTTTAGCGCGTGGAGGGATTGCAGTTCTTCAGAGTCAGCAATGCGGGAGTAATAACAAAGGATGTCACGCACAGCGTCCACATCCTGTGGGCGCATGAACAGCAACATATGCCAGTGCGGGGTACCGTCATGATGCGGCTCTACTACCCGAAAACCGAACACATGAATACCGGCACGGGAAAGTGCTGCGCGAGCCTTTGCCCAGACTCCGCATAAATACTTCTGCGTGTCGCGGGGATTGCTCCCGTTCCACTGAGACACGAAACCGCCCTTGCTGTGTACCGCGTGATAACGGGATGGTGCCGTGATGGTGTAGAACTCTCCGGCCAGTTGCTGCTCATTGGCCAGGTCTTCAAATCCGCGCATTCTTGTCATTAATTCAGAGCGACGGATTGCAGGGTTAGACACGCTTTTATAGACCATATCGGCCAGCGCGATCCGTTCCCCCATATCGTTAATCAGGTCGAACTTTTTAAAAAACTCCGCATTGCGTTTCTTCTGCTCCAGCCACTCACCCAGTGCGCCACGTGAAACGTATGCACTGGCCGCTTTTTGCACCTGCCCCACTGCAATGGCCAGATGTTCACGCTGAACATCACGCATGCGTTTCAGTCGGCCATACCACCACTCTGGAGCCATCATACGCAGCAAGCCAGATTCCGCTTTGCGCGTATCCAGCTCGTCTTCATTAGACTGATATTCTGCCCAATATGGCGGCTTGTTGCCCAGCATCATGCACAGTTCGCAAAGGTGTTCGTAACTCAGCAAAGTTCGGCGGTGCATTTCCGCAGCGTCCTTAGTTGCCCCTTCAATTGCGGTTTCGGTAAATGCGTAAAACGACTCAGCCAGCCACATGGAAACCCTTGTGGCCAGCTTTTTGATTTCGAATCGGTCCAGAGCGGGCAAACGTTGCAGTGTTTTGCCAAACGGAAGATCGTCAACGTCAACCGGCAGCTTGTAGCGAGCCATGACATTGCGCAGACGTGGCAATACATTCTGGCCGATAGTCTGGCGTAAAAATGTATTGGCACGGCGACGTCCGCCACGAGGGGCGTTAAACAGTTTTTCATAACGCTGGCCAAAATACCCGGCTAACCAGTCGGGTATTTCGTGAATGTACTCTTTGCGAAAATCATGATCGGCAGGGTTAACCGTCCACAGCTTACGCTCTGTCAGAGTCACATCTTTTGGGATACCTGGCGCAAAGGTTTCACGCCGCCATTCATTGACGGCGTGATAGTTGCCCATAGTGAGAGTTGATTCACTCACCGCTATTTACCCACTTGATCCAGGTATCACCAATCAGGCAAAAGAGGCTGCCCAGCAGTATTAAAGGCCAGATAACAGCCTGAAAAACCGTAGAGCAATAATCCCCAAAATCAGCATCTTTATTGCTTATTCGCTTTTCATGCCATGTAAAGTAAACAAAGCAGATAACCGCAGCCACAATGTAGAAAGTGGAAACTAACAGCTCGATATCAGACATGAGCATTCTCCCCACTAACGGCAAGCAATTCACCAACAGAGGAATCACTGCCCTTTGCTGCGCCAATACTGCGCGGAGCTGTTAGCGTGTGCCGCGTGAAATGGGAATAAAGATTGTGCGCTTCATGGGTATCGCTATTTGAAGCAACAACAGAAATATCCGCAGATAGCTGATGGAGCAAGCTGGCCAGCCGAAGCTGATCATCTTGTGTGAAACCATCGGTGTGGTACTGAGTAAAGTTCGCCGTTGGGTTTACCGGGATGTACGGTGGATCGCAATATACGACATCACCAGGGCGTACCAGTTGCAGGGTTTCTTCAAAGCTGGCGCAGATGAACGTAGCCCGCTTTGCCTTCTCTGCAAAAGCGCGGATCTCCACTTCAGGGAAATATGGCTTTTTATAGCAGCCATAAGGCACGTTGAAATGCCCGCGCTGGTTGTAGCGGCAAATACCACCATAACAATGGCGATTAAGGTAGAGGAACATCGCTGCGCGCCACTGCCACTCCGGTTCAATATTAAAACTTGCGCGCAGTTTGTAGTAAGCGACCTCTTCGTTAGAAAGCTCAAAAAAGCGCCGGGCATCCTGTATGAATTGCTCTTTATCCATCTGGATATACTGGTAAAGGTGAATCAAATCAGGATTCACATCAGCAATCAGATACTCTTCATAATCTGTGTTCATCATGACAGCACAGGAACCGGCAAACGGCTCAACAAGGCGCTTGCCCTTGGGTAAATGCGGAAGCAACTGCGGCATGAGGCGAGCTTTGCTCCCGACCCATTTCAATGGTGTTTTTACTGCCATGCTGCACCGCCTTTGCTGCTCAGACTTTCAGATTCCTGGCGGATCAGCTCAATGATTTCATTGGCACTCAGGCCGTAATTAGCTGCATGGGTAGCCAGCTTATCCAGGCGAGTTGAACAGAGATCAGCGGCAGCTTTCTTACCGTCGTTGGTTGCTTGCTTCAGCAACTGCGGCAACCCAACACCGTGGGCGGTTGGTATGTCCTGGCGAACCATTTTCATGTTTAAAACTCCAAATTTAGGCAAGACGAATCCCCGGCCAACGAATGAAGGCCGTAGGGTTGTAGGGATTAATTAAGGGTTAGTGGAGCGCTGCGGGTGCCGGTTCTGGGGTAAATCGGACATTAAGCGCTGGCAGTTGATGGACGGGAAAACTCATGTCCCACCAACGGTGCAACATCAGTACGAACTGGCTTTGCCCCAACATGCCAGCCATGACATTCAATGACTGAATTGCCCCCAGCGCTTGTGCCTGGTCTGCGGCCACTTCAGCTTCACGGTAGACACGACACCAGAAAGCGGCATAAGCAGCCAGCCACTGGTGCGGGTTATTCAAATGTTGAGTGTCGTTAAACTGGAATGCTGTCAGTTCAACGGTGCGGCCAGTGTCATTATTTTTGGCCAGAAATTTATGTACATAATTAGGAGCAACTCCCCAATCGCGCATATCTGCCAACAGGCCTTCCCTTTCTACTGCAATGGCTTTCATTTTTCGTCCCTCAGTGATTACGCGTAATAGCGCCGGTTTTAAGTTTGTTGCGGGCTTCCAATACAGCCTGAATAACTAAGGAAGCCTGTTCTGGCTTACTGACTTCAGCAACAACCACCGGCAAAACTGGCTGTACAAAATCCAGATCACTTATCGATCCAAAAGCATTGGCAAGCGCTCGTAAACGCTGTATTCCTCGCTTTAGCTGCCGTAACTCGCGATTATTAAAATCTTTCCAGTCATACGGGCAGAAACGCGCACTTAGCCCGGCTGAATGAAGAATTACACCACGCTGGCGTTGGTTCATTCCCTCCCACGCTTTACGCGCTTTACTGTGATGTTCAGTAATTAACTGGCGGCACACGGCCAGCCAGTGGTTATGATCTTTCATAGTGCATACCCCCACACCAGGTTGTTGTTCCTAAAACAGTTGCCATTTGTCTTGCCAATAAAAAATTGCATAATTGGCTATCTCAGACTCATGACTACACACCGGAAAATAAAATGCTCAACGATGCAGAAAGAGAACGAATCAAAGATCTTGAAAACACCATTCATCAACTTCGTGAAGAACTGAATATTCAGCGAATTGTCATTACTGGCCTGATTGCCCGCCTCTACACCCCCGAGGGAGATCAGATTGAGAAATTCACTGTTGGGCTGCGAAATGCAGTAACTAAAAAATGTTACAGCACAACTAAGCAGCAAGATTACTTCCATAAAATTCAGAAATTGATTGATGCCTCCCAAGCGTAAGAACCTTTTTAGCTACATAAAGCCAGAGGTGATTGTTTTGACTGAGTAAGCTCTTTAACTTGCTCACCCCGAAACCTCTGGCCGTCTTTCAGCGTAAAAAAATAACTTCCATCTCCAATAACAGACGGATAGCAAAAAGCGATTTCACTTTCATCCAGAACGAATTTCTCCCCTTGATGCTGAAATATGTAAGTAATCGTATTATTCACTTCGCCCCCCGAATCCACCTGGCCATACACCATGTTGATGATCGCCGTGCCACACTGCTGGCGTTAAATTTGAATTTTGTTGCAGGGTTCCACAGTTGGCCATTCGGTAACTCAATCCACCCGTGACCATGCGCATTAAGCTGTGGTGTTGGTGATTGGTTTTTCAGGTAGGCAACAAAAGGCTTGTTGTGCATGGTTTTCCCTCACATCAGGCCAGTGGCGTTGCTTGTCACAAGATCGACAGCAGCGGCCAGCACGGGAGCGGATTGAAAACGGGCTTCGACGGTATAAACCAGCATCGAAAGATTTCTGATTGCATCGTTTGCCCGGTCAAGGATTGCGTTTTTACGCGAGGCGGTCATTTTCTCCGTTAATACAGCTTCCCCAGCAATCGCGCCCATACTTGCGGTGGCAGTGAGTGCGCATATCTGCATGCTGTTTTCTGTGGCGTTGTTTACTGGCACTGAAGGCAGACAGTTAATCTGCGCCAGCAAGCCATCCAGCAAGCGGGCATCTTCGGTAAAATCAGTAATGGCCAGCAATTCATCCACAGTCATACGGTGCGGCTGGTCTGGATTTAGCTTGTTACGCAGAACCTGGGGACGCATAGCCAAAGCCAGCGCAATTTCTTCCAGGTTGTTAGCTTGCGCAAATGCTCGGCAAGCTGCATCAAAATGGGAATGTTTGGAGGTCTGATAATCAAACATTGTTCGTGCCACCCTAATTGATACGATTAATTACGCATTAAGCGAAATATCACACTCGCTTAAGGCCATAACGGTAAGCGCGGCCATGTTCACTTCAACTAGGCCTTTCTTTTGCTTACCCTTCGGCTTAATAGGCAACTTCCCGTATTCGATCAGGTTTCTGGCGGTTTCTTTGTTGGTACCAGTGCGGCGGCAATACTCTTCTAATGGTAGGTAAGGCTCTGGGATGACAATTGTAATGTTGGGGCGCATAAGGCAAACTCCGTTAGTTAACCTGTACGGCAATACAGGTTTATGTCAGTTGATATTCGTATAAAACTACAACAACGGAGAGGTTATATCGCAAAATGCGACAATGCAAATTGTTTTTTCGCATTTTACGACAAACCGTACACGCAATGAGCAAATTTATCTTTGAGCAGATCGGACATAGCAGCGAAGTCCTAGACCGAATCATTGAAGCTTACGGATTCACATCAAAATTGATGCTTGCGGATCACTTCGACATGGCCTCTAGCAGCTTGGCTGGACGATATAAGCGAGGTGGCTTCCCCGCCGATATGGTGGTTCGATGTGTAGCTGAAACAGGAGCAAACCTTGAATGGCTTGCAACTGGTACAGGACGAAAGTTTGACGATGAGGAATTGGATATTCTCAAAGTTCCCCGCCGCAAAATTGTTGATGGGCAGCTCTATGAAGCAGGGATGGTCATGCTGGATAAAGTCACCTTTTTACCAGGTAAACCGTTACCTCAGAACCCGATCTGGGTAATTGACGGTAATGCTCAATACGTAATAGAGCAGCTTTTCACAGAAGTTTATGACGATGAATGGCTTGTAGAGATTGAAGGAAAAACCAGTATCCGGACTCTAACTCGTATTCCTGTAAAAAAAGTTCGGGTCAGCGGCGTAGGCATGGCTTTTGATTGTGGTATTGACGACATCAAGGTTATTGGCCGTGTAGTTTTGACCATAAATTAGGTTTTGAGATGCCTGTAAGAAAGCTTCCAGATGGCCAGTGGATTGCCGATTTCTACACGACAGATAGAAGTAATGGCAAACGGGGCAAGCGTATCCGCAAGAAGTTCTCCACTAAAGGGGAAGCGCTTGCTTTCGAAAACTACACACTGCAACAAATCGAGCAATCCCCCTGGCTGGGCGAAGGCAAAGATCATCGCACGTTAATAGACCTGATCAACATGTGGCATGAACGCCACGGCGTAGCATTGCGTAACGGTTTAAAACGTAAGGATGCAATGAGCTGGGCGGCTGAATGTATGGGGTTTCCGCTTGCCTCAGAATTTAATGCACAACTATTCACCGCATACCGCGCAAAAAGGCTAGACGGCCAATTTTCCAGAACAAAACGAGTATCACTGGTTTCCCCCAAAACGATGAACCTTGAGCATGCTTACTTCTTGGCTATGTTCAATGAACTGAAACGTATAGGCGAATGGTCAGCCCCCAACCCACTGGAAAACGTCAGACAGTACCGGACCGATGAAACTGAGATGGCCTTTCTCACGTTTGAAGAAATAGACCAGCTATTACTTGAGTGCCGTCGTAGCAGAGTCGATTACCTTGAGCTGGTTGTGAAACTATGTCTGGCTACTGGTGCACGATGGAATGAAGCAGAATCTCTTAAGCGATCTCAGATTGCAGCCGGTAAGGTCACGTTCATAAAAACCAAAGGTAAGCGAAACAGAACAATCCCACTGGACGCAGAATTACTGGCAGAGATACCGGACAAGCACGGCGCGTTATTCCCAAACTCCTGTTACAACGCGTTTCGCTCAGCGTTGGAGCGAGCTGGTATTGAATTACCTGCTGGCCAGTTAACCCACGTATTACGGCACACCTTTGCAAGCCACTTTATGATGAACGGCGGTAACATTCTTGTTCTTCAAAAAATTCTCGGGCATGCAGACATCACAATGACTATGCGCTACGCGCATTTTGCCCCAAGTCACCTGGAAGAAGCATCACGACTCAACCCCCTGAAATGTCGCAAAATTGTCGCGCCAGCTTAGAAACACTGCCTAATACTGACGAATATTACTTTAATTAACTCATTGATAACATTATAAATCATTGTTTTTCATAGATAGTTAATGCTTTACAATATAGCCTGTGCTATATCTGTATGTAATGCAATCAGCCCTAAAGGGAATCAAGGGCAGCAGAAGTGAACGGGAGGAAATAATGAGCGAATTTAAAAGGTGCATGAAAGTGTTTACACATTCCCCATTTCAAGTGCGGCTTATGCTGCTGAACATGTTATGTGATTGGGTTTCCGGGAAACCAGAGCAGGGCGAAAAACCTAAGTCGTAG